ATTAGCGGCATACCAACTGTAAGTGGAAATACCCTTTTCCTTCAAGTCCCTAGCCACGACCTGACTAGGGATATCTTTATATCCTCTAAAGGCTTCACACATAGAAGTCCTCATTAGCCGCGCCAACAGCAATATAAACCATCTCACGCACTTCGGTGTCGGTAGCCTCGCCAAAGCGGTCAGGATTAGAATTGGCCAAGTCACACAGGTTTTTGTAGACAACAAGCCAAGGACTTTCAATCGCTTTATGATACAACACGATACCATGAACAGCGAGGTTTCCTTCTGGTGAGAACATTCCGTAATTCATCTTTTTCCTCTTTTCTATCAATCTATGGGTTAATTATACCAGGAATCCAGAGATTGTCAATATACTACGAAAGTTCTCAGTTTTTTTAATCAACTATTATTCCATTTCAAAGATGGCGCCGATGTTTTTGTTAGGTTTTGAAGTATTCCGTAGGAACTTCAATTCCTGCTCAATCATCTTATTGGCATCTGCAAAATTCAATCCTTGGTGTTTTTGCACAATGTACAGGAACATAGTACTACCAGTGGGATATCCATAGCCATCAATCAACCGAGTATGAATTTCTTGAAACGCATCACGCTTACGCATTCGCATAATTTTCTCCATTTTAAAAAAAGGTTTATCCAATTCGACCAAAGTCTCCCACTGCTAACTACTGCTTCCCAAATTCTCGTCCATCGGCACCCGTGGTAAGGCTTGCGATGCTCATCGGCCCGATATTCTAGTATCGGTGATCCTTGGGATAGGACTGCTAGGCCTTGACCTGCCTAGCATCAGGATTCAATCAATAAGATTGGTGCGAATGGCCCAGCCGATACACTACTTCCCCTTCGGAAAGACCGCCTTCGTCCGAATCCATCGTATATGCTTCCGGCATACACACACCAGCCAACTCATTGTAACAGTAATAACCCGAATGCGTCACCACCAGTCTAGCGCCAGCGGGCAATGCTCTCAGCGCCTCTATCATATCTTCAACTCTTACAAAATCTTCCACAATAAACTCCTTTAACGCATTCTAAGCGCCATCAATTTCTTTTCCATAGCTTCAATCCGAGCCGCTTTTTTCGCTTCACGGGCCGCTAACTTTTGAGCCTTAGCACTCTGACGGAGTACCTTAGCGAAAGCCTTTTCTTTAGAGACCTGAAATTTCAAGTCTTGGATCTTCACTCGCAGGGACTTGTTAATTTCCACATTACATTTATAATCGGCTTGCAAGTTAGCCAGAGTAAGTTGGAGGTTTGTCATTTTCGGTTTCCTTATCAATCAATCTATGGGTTAATTATACCAGGTTTTGAAGGTTTGTCAAGTAATACCTGACTTTTTTGCTGTAGTTAAAAAGTATTCAAAGTGGGTTCAAACAGGTCAATCAAGGCACGTTCACTCTGGTGCGCTGGTTTACGCCCACGAACCACATCCAGTACCTCATAGCGCCATTCACAATCGGCCAGAGTACGGAGAGCCTCACAAAATGCCCAAGCCTTGTTTTCACACTTAGCCCGACTAACATGCTTTTGCCAGCGGACCTTGACGGATCTCACAAATGCATGCCCTTTGGCTACTGTAACACCAATGTATGAATCACCAGTATCTACACAGGTGACGCGGTACAGGACATGATTTCTGTCGGATCTTAATTTTCTGCTTTTCATGTAATCTATTATACCAGAATCCTGGTAAAAGTCAATTACAGCAAAGGTATTACTTTTTGATAGCTGTGATGGACATAGAATCAAAGTTTATACTTTGCACTTCAAAACCGACTTTTTGTAATGATAACTCAATACGTTCCCGTATGGAAGTAATCGTATCGTTTTCAAAAGATGACCTAGCCCAAGGCGATAGTTCGGTGCGAACAGCCTTCAGGTCAGAACAGGAAAATTTCATCACGAATTTGCCAGGAGCCAATTCAAATTTTTCTGCAAAGTAAATCTTATTCATTACAAATCTCCAGGACTTCAACAACCCATGTAATGGGTACCTCATACTTGGCTGCAATTTCTGCAAACGAAAGTATTCCTTCTTCCAAATCACATTGGATATCAATAGCTAAGTCGGACATTCTGCTCACATGGCTCTCCAGACCATCAAGTCAAGCACAAGCACAGCAAGGGCTAGTGCATAAACAAACCCGAAAACGAAAGGTTTAACATCTGAATTCATATTTGATTTCTCTTTCAACATGTATACAGTATAACAGGATTGGTACTAATGTCAAGTAATACCAGATTAAAACAATCAAGTAATTATCTGAAAGCCCCACAGCCCCATTATACAAAAGTATTACAGGCTTGTCAAGTGTTATTTTTGGTAAACTTCAATCAGGCTGATAATGATCCATCAGCGCAGTCTGCAGGCGCAGAGCGGCAAGGCAAATTTGGAAGGTTTTTCCGTCTAGGGAAAGGTCCGCTAGAGTTTCCAAAAGGGATTTTAATTGCGCTTCGTCCATGGTAATTCTCCGTAAAGATTAATTATACCACAAAAAGATAATCCTGTCAAGTGTTGACAAATCCGGAAAAACGTGTTATAATTGAGAGTTTAGCATGGCGCCTACGTCCGGTGCAACAATGCTCATTGGAGATGGATATCCGAAAAAGACCTCTCCAAACGCTTATGGCCATTAGGTTATTCCGGGTCGCTTTATATTCTTCTTTGATATCTTGCAAGTCACCCACTCGTTATAGAATGCATCACTCAGCAGGGCTCCCAATGAAAAGATATAGTGAGTTTCCCAATATGAACACTCGGAGCGATTACGACCAAACATCACAATGGTCCGTGTGAAATTATCTTCGCCAAGAGTCTTCACATCCTCTATCAGCATCTTATTAGAACCCCAATAGGTTTCCCAATCGCTTGCTTTACGGATCTTCTTTCGCTTGCCCTTCACCGTTTTGTATGCAGCCTTAGTCAAGTATTTGCGCCCAATGTATCGGCGCCCATTGGTCAAATTCTCTATGATATAAACGAACCCGTATGCATCGCCAATCACTTCATCACTCACGCTCTCATTGTTATAGGTCCAAGTCATCGGAATCCTCACTCTCTTCCATTATGTATTCGCTACAGAATGGGCAAAAGGTCGGATCATCTGGCGCTTGGTCGCCATCGTATACTATTTTGAATTGGGCCTCGCAGTTGTCGCAGGTGTGCTTTAGTGTTTTCATTAGGATCTCCATATATCTTTTCCGTCGCTATATGTATCTCCGTTTTCTTCATCATGGTGTACCGGGATGTCAAGCATCCAGTCTTCGTCTTTTAAGGTGTATTCGCCGCTTCGGTCATTGGCCCTCTCTCTGTTAATGGCTCTCATAAAGTCTCGGCTCATTGAGGCTGTGGCTATTCCCTCTGGCGATTGGTGATATGCTTTTAGTTTCTCACTCTTGGCCTGTCGGATCTCTGGCGTTTGTTCACGGGCATTGGCACAGGAGTACCCGCAGAATGGTCCTCTTTTTTTGTGAGTGATCCCACACTTAGGGCATGTCTTTATGGCTGGCATTTCTCGCTAGTTCGGTTGCGGTGCGTTAATCGCTCAAATTATATCTTGTTTTTTCTATACAATTTCTTATATTCCACAAAGGATAACCTATATTCCAGTGTTGGATCATTCTCTTTGGCTTTTCGCCATGCATCATTAATGGTGATAGTTTCTTTGTTCTTAGCCCAGGATACTTTATTAATGTCCTTAGTGACTTCATTATAGCCGAAGCCTAGTCCTTTGGCTCTTCCTTTACTTTTCATCTTCTTTATTACTCCTGTACATACTCATAACTAATATGGTGAATAGAAACCACCATGCTGACCAATCGTATTCTATGACAAGATACGCTGTTCCTGCAAATAAGGATAGATTATACAATGCGATTATTAATACCGTGATAGGATTTACCATTCTTCTACCCCCACGACTGGTACTATAACTCTGCACATTGTACCATTGATTGCGGTATTATACTCCAAGTCAATACAATATCCAATAGAATTTTGTTTATATACTAGATTGAAATATTGTATTCCATGGTCATTTAATACTTTGGTGATTTCTTCTATATCGCTTTTGTTTAAGGCTATCTTACTCATTTAATAATGTCCTACTTTCAATATCCCAATAGTTTTCTACCGCGCTCCTAGCATAGTCTGAATCAATATAGGTACCTAGAATATACTCGGTTTCTTTGTATATCTTGGCTCCCCATATACTATTCTGAGTGCCGACCTTGTAGGATGCGCCGATGATTTTACCATCAATATCATCATAATATACCCATTGAGAGTATTCTTTTTCTTGCCACTTTTTCATCTATCAATCCTTGGTGGGCTAGGGAATGCAAATACCGCTTGTGGGTTTAATTCCTCGGTGTTGGTGAGTTTTTCTATAATAGCTTTAAGCCTAATTATTTCTTGCTCTAGTTCTTTCACGTATTCATCATGCATATACATCTATCCTTTTTCCTTTGCTTGGGTGTTCAATTCTCTTTTGATTTGCTTTTCTGACATATTCCAGATGGTCACGGTGAATCCGTTCCTGTTTGTCTTTGATTCGGTGATACTCTATTCTCTGTTGGACTTGTGATATTTTCATGGGTATAATCCGTATTCTATAAAAATGTTTGTTAATGAAACCATATATGGCATCTTTGCTTTTATTGATAGGATATCCAGTATTTGAATGATATCTTTTCTCTCACGCCAGGAGCCATAGAACCAGCCTGTAACTTCCTCATGACCAAAAAACGTATCAGGTCCTGATACGTAAAAGAAATCTTTTCTTTCATATAACTCTGGAAATGCTTTCAATTTACTTTTTACAAAAAATTCAAATTCGGAATGAGTGCCTGTAATAATAAATTGTTTCATTGGTTCTTTTTTCCATACATTATTTGCATCGCATCAAATACACAATCATCAATTGGATTATGCTTTGTAATATGTAGCTTTGAATCAAAGGCTTCTATCCACGCTGGTGTATCCACTTCAACGTATCCATTCGTGGTACCATACAGAAAATCTACCGCAGTTCGCACATCACGCCATCTAGCATACGACCAGATGTTTTCAAGACCCATTTGATCCTCAATATGGCTCAGTACCATCTGATCCAAATTACCACGGGCCCATACCCAACACTTAGTATCACTCTTTGATTTAGCCCATTGGCTCATTGCTTCATGCCCTAATTCAAATGGCACATCATTTACATGTGGCTTAAATGATTTGTTTCGTGCGTTCTCGCATTGTTTGGACCACCATTCAACGGTGCCTTTATCCACTTTGCGATTTAGTTCTTTGATTTGTTGCTTTACATCAAACTTACAAAAGAATGCGGAATCTCGCAACTGTGTGTGGCTCGGCTCTTTATCGGGATCAAAATAGATTGCGGCCATGGATAGAATCACGGCATCGGAATCTTTACCGAGAGTTTCAACATCAAATATAAACATAATCGTCCAATAAAAAAGGGCTATAGTAACATTATACCATAGCCCGATGTGATTGTCAAGGTAATTATTTAATCTGTGACCATACCTTTGATTTGATTTGGCTAGTCAATGATTCTGGTAGATGGACATAATCCAAATCTTCGGATAGTTTCTTACCATTTTTGAATGACCAATCAAAAAACTTTAGCACTTCCTCAGATGCTTTCTTATCAACTGGATCCTTGTACATGATAATGAATGATGCTGTGGTTACAGGCCATGTATTATCGCCCTTCTGATCCACAATGGATACACCCATACCTGGTACTGAGAACCAATCAGCACCGACCGCAGCCGATGCAAATGTCAAGTCATCTGGGCTAACATACTTACCATTTTTGTTTTGTAATTGCATGAATGTCAAATTGTTTTTCTTTACATACGCATACTCAACATACCCAATAGAACCTTTTACTCTGGTTACATTAGCAGCCACACCTTCATTGCCCTTACCGCCAACGGATGATGCGGCAGGCCATTTAACGGCTGCGCCCTTGCCAACTCTATCAGCCCATGGCTTTGATACTGTTGCAAGATAATCAGTCCAATTAAATGTGGTACCTGATCCA